TTTATAAAGGTAGTCAAGGTTAACGTAGACGACTACTCTAGCCTTACGGCGACGTACTCAATTCGCTCGATCCCGACGCTAATCTTGTTTATTGATGGTAAGGTTGTCCATACGATGACGGGGGCAAAACCAATGCCTGCGCTTGTCGCCGAGCTATCAGATTTCGTGGAGGAGTTAAGATGAACTTAGTTATTTATTGGTATCTTGCAATGTGCGTTGCTATGTCGTTGATTGCGATTAGTGAAGATCGTATGTATAAGAAAATTGCAGCAGGATACAACCCTAACGCCAAGGATGGCGACAAGGACGGTCTTGTTCAAGAGGGAACTCGCTGGGAACGTAAAGTAAAGAAGTGAAGTGTTCGTTTTGCAGTAACCTTGCCTACGTAACAAAGATGGAACCAATGACGTGGAAGGCTTATTCTTACTGCGTTGACTGCATCAAAAAGGACAAGGCCGAGCTAGACGCTGGCGGGGACTTCATAACTGATAGCCTGTGAGCTATCTCCCCTGTTATTAGGTCAGCGCTTCTATGACTTCAAAGCACCCCACGTGTCTTCACCTACCCCAACATTGGCTACCTAACCAGCGTCTAGCACTCTAACCTGCGGTGATGTTTTAGTTCTTTCACCAAGGCCGTTTGGGATAACAGTTGTACGTCATGTTCAGGACGATATGCCTTCTTCATTTGTAGGGTTTTATAGACTTATGCTGTCTTCCGTCCACCTTGGACTAGCTGCGACCTACGCCTTTAGGGCAATAGATTATTATATCGCCTCTTGGTGCCAAAATGTACAATTAGAGCGGAACTTCAAAAAAGCCCTACTTTGTTTAGCTTTCAACTTCTTCGCTTCTACCAAGAAGTCTTACACGGAAGTCTTAGTTCCAGGCCGCTCTTAAGACACGAATCCAGGTGTTGGTGGCAACGCATACGTAAAGGTACGTGTTACTCCATGCAATTTGCCCTACGGTTCCAGTTGACGTTGCGGTGGCAGGAACCGATACAACTGATAGTCCAGGACCCGTCGGTCCTGTAGGGCCAGTCGGTCCGGTTGCCCCTCCTGATGGTCCAGTCGGTCCTAAGGGACCCGTTGGTCCGGTCGGTCCTTGTGCACCTTGAGGTCCTTGCGTTGAAACTTCTATTTCGATGTCAGCCATTTACTTTGTCACCTCCGGTGTAACAATGAAAGGTCCTTCTAAAAGTCGTTGAACAGTGGTGTTTGGTGCTACGATCTCAAGATCATATACGTAAGATCCTGGAGTCATTGCCTCAGTAGCACCTGCGGTGATAGTTATGTCAATAGTCCCTGTAGCTCCAGTGATGGTTAGTCCACTGCCACTTGTTAGATTTACAACGATGTTGTCTGACTCATAGGCGTAGGATGGACGAACTTGCATCCTCGCGGTGTAACCTGTAAGGTTCACGATTTCGCCATTACTCTTGTAAGTGATGCGACGAGTAAAGGTAGCACCTTGGTCGCAGGTTAGGCCGAGCCTTCCATTAGCTACTTTCATGTAATCTATTGTATACTCTATTTGTTTTGTAGATTCCGTGTTTTAACGCCATCGCGCGGTGAAAACCCTGCTATAATCATACACGTTTAACCAAAAGGGTGTACACTAGTTTTACGGGTAAAGAATTGTACATTCATGCGGAATTTGATGAATATGGAGAATTTATGACAGCAGGGATAGCACTACTTTACGCACGCGTTTCAACCCAAATGCAGGCCTCAGATGGTATGTCTTTGGACGCTCAGGAGAGAGAACTTCGGGCAGCAGCTACGTTTGCAGGCTACACCGAGATGGAACTTGTTCGCGAGGAAGGACGCTCTGGCAAGTCAATTAAAGGTCGCCCTGCACTGCTTGGTGCACTTAGCAGACTAGACAATGGAACAGCCTCGGCGCTTATTGTTACCCGTGTAGACCGCCTCGCACGTTCCACAAAGGACTTCTTAAACATCGTCGACAGAGCTAATCAGAAGGGCTGGCGTCTGGTGATGCTAGACCTCAACCTTGACACGTCTACCTACCAAGGACGCTTCGTTGTGACAATCATGTCTGCACTTGCGGAGATGGAAAGATCTATTATCTCCGAGCGACAAAAGTCAGTCCACAAGTATCGTCGTGAAACAGGACAAAATTGGGGAGTTGATCTCGGGCCTAAGAGTAAGATCTCAGAAGATACTCTTAAGATCATCACAGAACAGCGAGATAAAGGTGTTTCATATCATGAAATTGCCCGTCAGCTAAATGCTCAAAACATTCCTACTGCGTTAGGTGGAAGTTGGCACGGATCAACTATTCGTAAAACTCTTAACTTCTTAAAAGGCAATAAATAGAAGAAGGGCCTGATCTCTCAGGCCCTTCAGGATTTACGTCTCTCTCCCAAGTACGTAGTTAATCCTGTTTGTACTATATACCCTTTTGTTGTACTTTGGCGTATTCTTGAGTGTTTCTTATTTTTCTTCTACAGGAGTAAAAGAACTTAACGGCGCGGATATTTCATCACCGTTCTGATCTATAGGTGTTATTCTGGCTTCATGCATTCTATCTAGTGAGGTAAGCATCCCTCCTACCGGAGGCAGCTTTGCAGCCTGCTCATCATTTTCTACATACTCAACAACGATTAAATCTAGTTCGGTAGCAATTGCAGCCTCAAGACGAGCACCCTTGCTTTCTTCCCAGCCTGGCAGCAGAACAATCGTGTCAGCCTCAAGTAGGTACTTAACAGCTTCACGCATATACTCCTTGCGCTCTTTTGTTAAGTCGCCATCAAAAAACTCAGAGGGGCTGCACACTGCAAAATTGGCGTCCCTAAACTCTTTTGCAACTCTATCAAAAAGTTCGTGGTTGTAGTTAGGAATTCCAGTCATTGGACCACTTAGGTACATCCTGCTCATTCCATGCTCTACACTTTCAACCACGTCCTCGTTGCGAATTACAGTTACACCTTCAACATCTTCACTGATGATCTCTGCATCTATAATTTCTTCACTCATTTTCTTTATCCTCCTGTTGTCTTTCTTCCCGTGGCGGGCCAGATAACGCTATATTAGCTGCCACGTCTAGTCCGCTAATAAAGTAGTTTGATATTCCACGTTCTAAGGCAAATGCTGAGTAGGCAGATATCTCGTTAGATATTTTACTGCGAATCTCTGACTCGATCTCTAAGCGAATCTGAGACATCTGACTCCAAGGCATTTGCCATGATTCTGCACTCTGTTCTCCCATACGTGTTTTCTACCCTCTCGCAAAACGCGTAGCAGTTGCCCAGTCGACATCTCCAGTAGGAACAGCACGTGGTATAAGTACTCTACCAACTATCTCGGCTCTTGAACCTAGACCAGTAATATCGTGACCACGATCTGATATCTTTCTCTGGAAGGCAATCTGCGTCATCGCACGTTCACCACGTTCTTCACTCCATAGACGATATACAGCATATAGAGCCTTAACTGGTAGACGCGCGCCTTCAGACTCCTTAGTTTCTTCATTTAAGAAGATACCGATTCGGTCTTCGTTCTTACGGTACATGTCTGCAGCCTCTGACACAGCAGCACACCACCCAAGTGAGTCGCGTGCACTTGACCCTAGAAGTTTGATTGCGCCTTCAACTGCCCAAGAAAGAACAGCAGGTAACGCACCTTCAGGATCAAATATGTAAGCCTTTAACTCTGGGTCTGGAGATTCTGGAACCTTTGACCAAGGAATTGGTCTAATACGACGCCACATCGCGTCGTCAGTGATAATAGGTCTGTGGTTTGTAGTAACCCATAGTTTTGCACGTGATTGAAACGTAAAAGGTTTCTCTCCAGGTGAACGAGCAGAGATTTCAGAAGAACCAGTTAATTTCTTAACTGCGTTTTCTTTCATGCGCTCGCCGTCTGGCAACTCGTCGACCCAAACCATACGGCGTCCGCGTAACTCAGCCCAGTGATAGAGATCTGATCCGCTTGAGTTTCCATCATTTTGTGCAAGGATTGACGAGTCAAGTGGCCAAGCGTACTGCTGCGTTCCAAGGCACTTTACAAGAGCTTCAACAAATGTATTTTTACCTGAGCCTGAAGGGCCGTAGACTAAGAACATTACGTCGTGCGTGCGTAGACCAGTTAGTGAGAAGCCCGCTGCACGCTGAAGCCAATCCTGTAGTTCCTTATCTCCGCCAGTTGCAAAGTCAATAAACTGTTCCCAACGTATGTTGCGCATTCCTTGAGTGTAAGCTACTGGTGCGCGACGGGTGATGTAAAGATCAGGCCGTCCTTTCAGTAGCTCGCCGGTGCGAAGATCTATAACGCCGTTTATGACACCAAGAAGATGTTCATCACTGTCCCAGTTTTCCACGCCAACAAGAATACGTGGATCAGACGTAGCAGATTCAATCGCACCGGCAAGTCTAGAGTTTGATTTTGCTTGCTGTGCCCATTTAATTACTTCACCTTGCTTGTCAGGGTCTTCGTAGTTTACTACCTCACTAGCAATGATTGGCGCAAGTTTCTTTGTGAGCTCACGCATTTCAAGATTTTCAACATCAGGCTTCCAATAGTTACCATCCCAGTGAAACCAACCAAGCCCTGGAGTGTAACGAACTGCTGGGCCAAACGCGTCTACAAGACGACGACCATTGCCTGTATCAGTTAACGTTCTTTTTCCAGGTTCTCCGCCTTCGTTCTCACCGATGGCATCTGCGTCACCTGGTACATCAATGTTAGAAAGATTAGAGGCGTCACGGACAGAGTCACCATCATGAATACCAGCGCTAATACTTCCACCAACAGTACCTGGCAGATGACTGTTTTCATTAAAACCGTGAGAACGAGAGTCTGCTGATGCAGTAGGCTGTTCACCATTTTTCTTTGCTACAACTTTTGCTTGTGATTCTTGTTGTGATTTTTGTGCCCACTCTGTAAGGCCTGGCCACATGCGGTCTGTTTTTGGATTTTCAATAACAAAAGTGATAGCACGTCGAACGTGCATTAGCAATCCGCCTTGGCCTTCAAGCTCAAGAGGAGGACGTACCTTTTCAGCGTTAAAGCGAATCATCATTGTTTCAACTGCAAGACGTCCAGCCTCAGTTTGCACCGGGAACTTATTAGCAAGAGCGCAGGCCATACGGAATATGTCTACTGCGCGTGAGCCTTCATCAATTCCTTCTTCAAGAAGTTTCTCAATATCAACTCTCTCGCCACCGAAGTCTAATCCGTCAAGCCAACCCCACTCAGCTTCACCTAAAGCAGTTCCGCCACGGCGTTGTCTCTTGCGTAGAACTGATAAAAGCTCTTCAGGTGCCTGCGCCATCTCAATTTCCCAAGGCGCTTTGCCTGGAACCCACTCGTAGCAATTGCCAGAGAAGTGACGTGACGGAGCGATAAGAACATAACCGTTGTGCTTAATGTCAATTCCGTTAAGTCCGTTTTTCTTTAAGTTGCCAACAAGTCCTTCGTTGTCATCACATTTATAGAATAAGTGACGTCCACGAGCTTGCCCATTCTTGTATGAGTAGTTTCCAGTGAGAGCCTCAACTGTTGGAGGAAGAGCTCCGTCAAGTAGCGCCTCAAACTTCTCAAAAGAGGCAGGGCCATCAGAACGCGGATCAATGTCAATAACAAAGAAACCAGAAGCTTGACAGTGAACACCAATGTTGTTTTCAGGTGCCTGGGTGTACCAGCTGTTAATTGTCTCAAGATCTGATGTTGCGCGAGTATTCCACTCAGGTATAGATGGGTGCTTGCCTACATCCTTGGGTTCAGCGTGTGGGCTGCTGCAAGTGCACCGCCCACCAGTAATTCCGTAACATGGAAGAATCTTCCATCCCTGTGATGCGTACCATACTGCCGCAGGTTGAAGACGACCCAGCGCTGAATCCCAAGTTGTCATATTATCCCTGTGTCTTACTTGTTACAAGAAGGGTA